AATGACAAACTCGTTTATCTTTTCCATCCATATATTCTAAACGATATGGAAATGTAGGAAATGGATGGAGATCTTCGTTTGATTTTTTTGGCATCAATTAGCGATCATCAGCAGCACGATTTTCGGAGAAGTAAATGTCAAAAGTTCCTTCGGGATAACGCTTACCCAATTTCTTGACATTACCTGCGATTACATCATCAAAAGAAACTTCAAGTGCCATACATGCTTGTGCAACATACCACATCACATCTCCCAATTCAATAATCAGGTGCTCACGATTATCTTCACTCCAAGGTTTGCCTTGAAAAATCATCTTCTTAACAATCTCCATAAACTCACCACCTTCGGCATTAATACCAACGGCAGATGTCAGGAGACGCTCAATGTTAGCACCTTTTTCATCAAGTTCGACCATGCGGTCGGCAAGAGCAACAAAGTCCTTGGAGGCATCGGAGGTGACGGCATCCACAAACTCGGTGTATCGCTCAAATTGAATATGTTTTTGTTCAGTCATTTTTATACTTCAAAAGGTTGTTGTTTGTTTTCATCTAGTTGTGGACTTTCGACAGTCCATGAACCACCGACACCACCATCCATATTTACAATAATATCTTTGGTAGGTAATTCAAGTTTAGAAGTTTCTACATCAATAGTCCGATTCCATTCAAGTCGGTTGGTCTTATAAGTGCCCTTACGCAACTCTGCCAACCATTTGGCATCATTCTCTCCCCCACAATCGGCAAGTTTATTGCCATTTTTATCGTAAACTGTATAGTAAATCAAAACTTGAATCCTTCAAATGATTTCTTGGGTTTCTCCTCGTAATTATACTCCTCTTCCTGACCAGAGTCAAGTATGTCGTTCTGCGCTCTTTGCTCACAATCATAGAGTCGCATCTTGGCACGATCAACACCAACAATAAATCGCTTGTTCATTGTCGGATCATTATATCGATTTTTCAACTGCTTCACCATAATTTGTCCAAGTTGTTCAAGCTCATCAGTTGAAATAAGGGCAAACATAAGATCAGCAGTAGCAGGGAGACCAAAGGATTCACTAGTGTCAGTGATATCAACATCGCTGCTAGAATAACCAGAACGAGTGGTCTGGGTGGCAGATACGATAGGGACTTCTTTCTCGACAGCCAATCCTCTAAGTTCTTCAGCAATAGCCTTGATATAGCTATATGAATTGATAGAAACGCCTGACTTATAGCGGGAGGAAGCACATATATTAAGGTAATCAATGAAAATAATATCAGGCTTAAATGACTTCTTAAGTGCAAGTTCATTAAGCAGTGCTTTAAAATGTCCACTATGTGCCGATGCTGTCGGATACTCTTTAATTATAAGTGTTCCCTGAGTCTTCTTTGAAAGACTAGTTACCTTGTTTTCAAATGTTGACTTTGGCAAATCAGTCAGATTTTGAATGGGAACATTCAATAAGTTTGCGTCAATTCGTTCAGCAATTTTTTCTTCTGCCATCTCCATTGTAATATAGAGAACGTTCCGTCCTTGGAGCAGCACGGAGCTAGCAACATGGCACATGAATAGAGACTTGCCGACACCTGTACCAGCGAGCGCGATGTTAAGAGTCTTAGGAGGTAAACCGCCTTTGGTAATTTTGTTGAAATATTCGAGATCAAATTCAATTTTTTCTTCCTTCCGATGATAGTACTCATACCTTTCCTGATAGTTTTCTAAGTAGTCGTGACCGATATTATTATCAAAAGAAACTGCCAGAGCATCTGACAGAATACTTGGAATTGCATCACGGTTCTTATTCTCATCATTACCATCGGCAATACCAATGGCTTCCATAAGAGCAAGATAAATGGCTCGGTCACGACACCATTTTTCTGTTGTATCCAGCAACCATTGATAGTCTACTGGGGCATCATGAAGAGCATCTACAATATCACGAACTTCCCTTACTTCTGTTTCGGTAAGATCTATACGATTTTCAAGTTCAATCGTCAGTGCTTCTTTTGTGATGCCCGAGTTATATTTAACAATAAAATGAACAATTTCCTGAAAGATTACTTTTTCAGACCTTTGCTCAAAATAATCTGGTTGAATGAAAGGAATTACCTTTCGTGAATAGTTTTCATTGTATAGAAGATTGCGCAGAATTGTAAGTTCAATTCGCTCCATAACTAAATTCCTTCCTCGCTATTTCGTCAAGTTTCTGCATTACTTCTTCTGTGAAGTAGGTTTCTGGTTCTTTGAGAATCGCTTTGGCATAGACCTTTTTGGTTTCGCCATTAACATTCATTTCATAACGTCCAGCAACATTCTTCCAAAGTCCTCCAATCTCACCCAACTCCAGAAGACCATAATATCGATCAAGCCCACGCTCATCATAATAGAGACGTATCTCAACATCCTTATTCTCCTTACTTAGACGCGACTTAGCAGTCTTTGCCTTAATAATGTTTCCGATAATTTCTGTTCCGTCTTTTTCTTTTTTCTTGCTGAGATATATGATGGTACTGGCAGCATACTTAAGACCAGAACCACCGCCCATCTCTTTAGTAGGAACATAAGAACCGATGACATCATAGGTATGGTTGGTTACTATCATTGGAATGTTAGCCTGCCCCAACTTCAATGTCAACATCCTGAAAGCACCTTTGATAAGTTGAGATTTCGTCATGTCACGAACCTGCTTATCGTTCAGGGCATCAGTAATTTCCTTTTCTGTTGAGAGCATTCCCAGAGAGTCTAACACAAACATACAAGGTTTGCGCTCCTCTACAGGTTTTTTTAGGTATATGTCTACTGCCTTAAGTGCCTTACTACGAAACTCTTCTACTGTGACAACATTAACCACGACAAACCGTGAAACGTCAATGCCTCTTGAGTCCAAGAGTGACTTAGTAATGGCAGCCTCAGTATCAAAGTAGAGACAATAACCATCGGGGTTAGAATTAAGAAAATTCTTAACCACAGCGAGAGAGAAGAAAGTTTTTCCAGTAGAAGACTCTCCAGCAATAGCAGTAATCTTATTCCCAGATACACCACCAAAAATACTACCTGACACAAGTCCATTAAAAATGTACGAACCCGTGTCAACATATGTTTCAGTCTCGTCAATATCTGCGGCGAGTTTTGTGTAGTCATCTCCAATCTCTTTTACGATATCTTTTAAGAAGTCCATTATCCAAAAAATAGTTCAAGGTTTACATTTTTTTCCACAGACCATCCGATGGCATCTAGAATTGCTTTGAAAGGTTCAAGGAAACTCTTTTCAAATTGTAGGTCATAGTCAATATACCTGTCAAGACCAAGTTCTTTTGGAAAGTCCTGAATAAAAGAAATAATATTCTCCTGAATAATATTTGGTTTCTTCAGATACAAGAACTTGATTTTTTCACCATTGGCAATAAGTGAATATTTATTTGTCAACTTCTTCTCTTTAATATAATGATTAAAAAGAAGTGCTCCACGAATATGAATAGGAGTGCCCTTCGAATAAATGTCAGCGTGAGAATGATACTTTTTCACATCAGAGGCAGATCGTGGAAAAGCAATCTGTTCTGGTGGAAGTTTTCTAAATTCCTTACGACACTTATCAATATACTCAATTACCTCATCCTCTGTTCCATTCATCATGAGTTTAAGACCATCTTTAATCATTGTCCGACAAGGAGCTGGTGTCGATGATTTGACTGCCTCAATACCCATCATTTTAAGTTTTGGTTCGGTATATTGAACACCCTCACTATTCCATACGTTGAGAATATAACGCTTCTTTGCTGTCCAAATACCACGTTCTGCGATATTCTCACGCTTCATTTGCATTTTTTGGTCATACGCTTGTACGTAGTCCGCAAGTTTCTGGTATGAACGTTCGATAAAAGGTTCCAGTTTCTCTTGGCAGATCTTGTCAAGTATCCCCACAATTGCTGTTTTGTCGCCAGACTTATTAGCAAAAAATTTACTAACAAGAGGTCCAAGGTTAAGATAGATGCTGTCAGTGTCGGATGCGATAACATAATCGACCTCCTCCGTTTGCAATAGTTTATTTAGGTATTCGTTCATACG